TCACCTCACCACCTCATACGGAGGCTCCGCACCATCGCTGCAGCCCTCAAGCTGCTGCTCGTGGCGCATCATCCCCCACGCAGACACGTGCAGCAGAACGGTGAGCAGCATCGTCTGGATAAACAAATCGAATTGCTCAGCGCTCCACTTGGATGTGTCAAAGCCGGTTGCCTGAATATAATCGCTTGCAGCTTCGGCAAGCTTTCGCCGCACCGCATCCGCGTCCTCATCCGTCGCATCCCACTCGTATCGTACGCGCAGTGTTTTTTCGCCGTTGCTGCTCATGTTTTTATGCCCCTCTGCGTGTCCAAATACGCACCCAACACCTCTGCGCCAACTTGTGGAACTATTGCGTTTCCAAACCCGGACAAAGCGCCAGCCACGTCTTTGGGTAGCCCATAAGCCAGCAGGGCAATTCCGGGCTCAAGACGACGCTGCTTTTCGTCTGCGCACCTGATCCACTCAGCCCGATCCCAGTAGCCGTTGCCTGCTCTTGCAATGGGCGGCTGTTCTTGTTGAATGTCTTTTTCGTCACTTTGCCGCTGCGTGCGTTGCTCTTTAGCGGTGTTGCCCATTGAGCCAGCTGAGCAACTGCCCGCAAGTCGGGGCCGCGCTGCCTCATGGCTTCCTTTATCGCCCCTTCCGATGAGCGAACGCCCTTCGTCGCGAGGCTTGCTGTTGGCGTCGGCCGCGAACCAGAGCCTTTCGCGGCGGTGCGGGGCATTGATGGCGCAAGCCGGGATAACGAAGCCCCGGACGGCGTAGCCGCTTTTTTCCATGTCAGCTTGCACTCCGTCGAACCAAGCAAGCCCATCCTTGCCCGCAACTTGTTCTCCAAACACGCGAGCGGGCCTGCAGGCGTCGATGAGACGATAAAAATCGGGCCATAGATGCCGCTCATCTTTGACGCCTTGTCTTTTCCCTGAAATCGAGAACGGCTGGCACGGGCAGGAGCCTGTCCAGATTTCGAGATCGCTTGGCCACTCTGCAAGCCGAGCGGCGTGCGCCCACCCCCCAATGCCGGCAAAGAAATGGCACTGTGTGAAGCCCTGCAAATCTGAGGGCTCAACCTCTTTGATGCTTCGGCTGTCAACTTTTCCATGAGGAATTTGCCCGTGATCGATCAGGTTCTGCAGCCACTCGGCTGCGTGCTTATCGTTTTCATTGTAATAAGCTGACACTTCACGCCTCAGGCTGCTCAGCGCCAGGCCTAGAAACATCGGCGACAGAATTTGCTGCGCGTGGCGGGATGCGAAAGTTTAGCTTTATGCCGGCCGCTCTCGCGCCCTCATAAAGCTTGACGAGCGTTGACATTCTCAAGCCATAACGCTTGCCTTCATCCCCAACCACGAACAGCCAATCATCATGAGTGCCGTTATGCACTCCTGATTCAAAATTGTAGGCGTCCTCATCACGCAAGTAGAAGATGGCTGTAAACTCGGTTGCGCTCGGCTGCGTTGCTGCAACCGCAATTTCGCTGCTCATGTCTGTTTTCCTGTTTTCACGCATGCACGCTGACGCTGAAATCCTCGTCTACGATCTCGTAGTATTTACCGCGGCGTTGAGCCATGATGCGCCCCGGATGGCGCAGCTCATGCTGCCTGATCATGGCCTCCGCCACTGTGGCTGGCGGCTCCGATCCCGCGGCATGTTTGCCCCACCAACGCTGAGCCAGCTTAAAAGCCCAGTTGTCAGGCTCGTGCTCAAGGCAGACGTATTTGCTTACGCTCTTTGTCAGCCCGCACTGATAATCGACGCGCAGCATGGTTTTGCCGCTTTTGCTTGACGTGTGCGGCGCGATGCTCACGCTTGTCACGTCAAGCCACTCTGCGTTTTCCTGATCTGAGAAAATCGCCGCATTGCTCGCTGTGGCTGCAATATTCAGAACGGGAGCCGGGAAATCATATCCGCACTCAGGGCACTTCAGATAACCCGTTGCGATAATGGCCTCACAGCTTGGGCACGTCTTGCCGGGTGGCGGTGAGCCCGCGCCTTTCTCTTTCCCGCCGTCTGCAACATCAATAGGGCCAAGCCGCTCTGTGTTGCGCGCGAAATCGAGAACGAGGCAGTTGCTTTTTCCTTCCGCGAGACGCATGCCGCGGCCAAGGATTTGAATATGCAGCCCTAGCGAAAGTGTTGGCCGCAGGATCGCCAGCAAATCAGTGTGCGGCGCGTCGAAGCCCTCTGTAAGAATGCTCACATTCACAAGGCAGCGCAGCTCGCCTTTCTGATAGGCTTTGGTTATTGCTTCGCGCTCACTGTAATCCGTCTTGCTCGTGAGAACCGCGCAGCTTACGCCAGCCGCCTTGATTTTCTCGGCAACGGCCTCTGCGTGACCAATGCCAACACAAAAAACAAGCCAGCCTTTGCGATCTCTGCCGGCCTCTATGATTTCAGCAACGGCCGCATCATTGACATCTGCGATGTTAACCGCTCGCCCAAGCTCGCTAGCGACGTATTCACCGCCACTCTTGCGCACACCATCGCCACTCACCTGTGTCTTAGGCGCGCGCGTCACGAGCGGAGATAGATAGCCCTCGTCAATTAGCTCGCGAACTGGCTTTTCATAAATGACACCCTCGAATAGCGCCGGGTGATCACCATAATTCTCGTCAAGCCGCCCGGTGCTTAGACGAAACGGCGTTGCCGTTACGCCAAGCACACACATGTCGTCTGTCGTTTTTTCGAAGTGCTTGACGATGCGACGATATGTTGTGTCATCGCGATGGCTAATGAATTGCGCTTCATCGATAATCAGGATTTGGCGCAGGCCTAATTTCGGCAACTTGTTCTTGACAGTGAGAACCGTGCCGAACGTAATGGGCGTTTTCACTTGGTTTTTGCGTAGCTGCGCCGCCACGATGCCAACAGGTGCGTCTGGCCAAAGCTTCAGAAGCGCGCCATGGTTCTGCTCGATTAGCCCTGATCGGTGAGCCATGATAAGCGGCCGCGCACCACCAAACTCGCGACGAACGCGCTGCACGAGCGAGGCCATGGTGAGCGATTTGCCGGCACCCGTGGGCAGCACGAGCAAGCCATTGCGGCCGCCGTTGCGCCAGAAAGTGAGGCAGGCGTCAACAGCCTCTTGTTGATATGGGCGAAGCTGGATTGTCACGGGTTGTCTTCACAGAATTTCTTGAAATCATTTCCGGCCTGAGCATCGAGCGCCCACTGTGCCCGCATCACCTGAATATCAACAGCTTTTTGCGCGTCCATGGCGTTGGCCAATTCCAGCTTGGTGCACGTAACGCTTACGCCTGCTTGCCAAAGCTTCTTGCCTGGCGTCAGATCGTCCCGGATAATTAGCGCTATTGCTATGCCATTGTCATCCCGGCTTTCGCGAACGAAGCGCAGGCGAAAATCGTTCGGAACTGCTGTGCCGTCACCCCTGGCGAGCGCTAACAAAACCATTTTCTTGAATTCATTGAATGTGATCATTCGCAACCCCGCCCAATTCCACTGCCATCAGTGCCGCTCGTGAACTCTCTCCAGTGACGCCAGCCCTTGGGACACCAAAAACCCCATTGACGAACGCGTGGCCCGGTTACGAACAGTGTCATGACATGCTTACTCATTGGCTCAAGACGGTGCGCAAAGCGCGCTCTGCGAAACACAAAGCTGCCTTCGCGCAAAACTCTGCTAGAAGGCTTCCAGTTGAGCTGCTTCGGCGTTGCGCAATAATGCTCGCGCAAATCACCACTCAGCATAATGCTCATGCTTGGCCACGGGTGATCATGCAACGCGCGATCATCGTCAGCGCGATACATCACGTGCAAGTAGACATTGAAGAACCTATTACGCGGAATAACAAACCAGCGGAGCATATAGGTTTCGCCGGTTGGGCGAATTGCAAAATCTGCTTCTCGCTTAAAAGTGTAGCTGTACGCCCAACCTTGCAGCCACCGCGCAACCCATCGCGTGGCAAAATTGTTCATTTCATTGAAGCCCTGTGCGCTCTTTTGTTTTCTCACCAAGCAGGCGCATGCGCAAGAGTTGGTGCGGCGAATGCCGCCATCATAAATTTCTTCATGCTATCCCCGCATATGAAGAAGGGCATGAGGCTGTTGCGATGCGCGCCGTCAGTTCACAGCCGCGCTGCGGTTGCCCCATGCCGTGCGTAGGATATTACAAAGCTATGATCAAAATATCAAGCACTAAATATGCGAAACTCGCACTTCAATAACGGTGCCAATAATCCTGTCTTTAGGTTGCATGTAAAGCGCCGTATCGCCACGGCCAACGAGGCGGATAATTTCATTTTCCCGCCCCGCCGCGGCTTGTGGCTCAAAATGCATAAGCATGGGCGTTGCGTACACCTCCGTCACAACAAGCACAACCGAGCCAGGCAGCGGCGCGCGGCCCTTCTCCACGATAGCGAGCGCTCCGGCATCTAACACGGCCGTCGAACCGGCTCTGTCAACATCAATCGCTACAAGCTCCGCATCCCCCGAAGCATCCGCATATATGTGCCGCTCAACTTGCGCTTCATCGCTCAAGAGTTGCGATAGCTTCATAACAGGCACTTTACAAACCGGCTCTTGCCACGCCAATTCATCGTCGCCGCGAACCTGCGTCCAATTTTCGCCCGTAATCAGCGCAGCTTGAGGGATGTTGAGGCCGTCCGCCAAGCCTGCATGGAGCGAAAGCGTTGGTGCCGCCTTCCTGTTTTTCCCCATAATGTGCGACAGGGAGTTTTGGTTGACGCCACTCAGGAGTGCAAGTTTTCGGGCACTTATCTCAGCAAGCTCAAGCTGCTTCTTAAGGTGCTCTTGCCACTCCTTCATGGCCTCAACGTTGCGCCCTTTGCCAATAACTGTCGCGCTTTTTCCCATCTTCCCCTGCCTTCTTGCAAAAAATGCTTGATATTTTGCTCACATGGGCGTATAACAGCATTCGTTGCCGCTTACAAGTGCCAAGTTGGCAAAGCAACGGAGAATTGGCGATGCTCTTTCGGCGTGTGGTTTTCGGTTTTGTGGGTGTTTGCATGGTGCTCGCAACGCTGCTGGCGTTTTCGCCATGAGCGGAGATGTTGAGCGAGCGCGCTTTCAGGAAAATTGCACACAGCCTTTTAAAATAACCGCAAGGCAACTTCTACAGACAATTACACGCGATCTTGATGCGGCTCGGCTTAATGCTCTTATTCGTGAGCGCCGCAAGCAGCACAAGGCAGCAGGCGCGTCTGGCGCTGCTGTTGGAAGAACAAGAGCGCTTGTCGTTTTGCCGAAGCACCTACGAAGAGCAAATGACGAGCGAGATGTTTTAAAGGCCATGCTTCGGCAGCGCCAGGACGGCGTTAAGGGTTCAAATCCGTTTCCTACGCGCCTCCTTTACGAGAACCGCGAAACCATCGAGGAAGCGCTTAAGATGGCAAATGAGCACTATGGCGCGAGCTAAAAAGCCTGCAGAAATCCCCCCGATTATTGGGCAGCTTGAGCAGCAGAATGTGCTCGCGCTCGATCTCGGGCGACGCACAGGTTGGTGCTACGGCACCAGGATCGGCAGCAAAGATAGCGGTGTTCACGAGATGTATGATTTGCGCGGCTTTCGACACAACTATGAGGATGGCGAGCGCTTCAACGCGCTACGCAGCTTCGTGCACACACTGGACGGGCAGCTGGGTGGCCTCGACGTTGTTGCATTTGAGGATGTCCATCCATCCGCACACAAAAGCGCGCGGCAGACGCAGCTCTATCAGGGGATGCGCGCAAATCTTATGTCATGGGCAGATACGCACTACGTAACGTGCATTCCGGTGCCTGTTGGAACCATCAAAAAGGCCCTTACAGGCAGCGGGCGGGCAAAAAAAGAAGACGTTATTGCGGCTGTCACGGAGCTTGGCTATCGGCCCTTTGATGACAATGAAGCTGATGCAATAGCAGTGATGCGAACGCTGCCATTTCTGCAAGCGGAAGCTGCGCGCGTCGCTCGGGCGCTGAAACCATCGCGCAAAAATGCGGCCAAGCCGCGCAAGAAAGCTGTGACATCGCGCAAGAAAACAAAGGCATCAGCATAATGCAGGCCCAAAAGACAATTTACGACGATGTGGTTCAGCGTGTTGATTTTTGGGGCGACAAGCTATCGCTTAAGCTTCCATCGATCCTGGGTGGATCACGAGGCCCCGCATCTCGCGATCTCCCACCGCTAATTGGCATCACAGGAAAGGCGGGTGCGGGGAAATCCACGCTGGCGAATGCGCTGTGCCATGAAATGGGTTTCGTAACTTGGCCGTTTGCTGATCCGATCAAGCAAATGTTGATTTCTCTTGGTGTCCCTGAAGACGTGGCCTATGGCAATGACGTGGCTAAAAGCAAGCCGCTTGAGGTGCTATCTGGACGCACGTTTCGCGAAGCGGCGCAAACGCTCGGCACATATTGGGGCCGCGAAATTATGCACCCAGATTTCTGGGTAGCGCCATGGTGCTTGGGTGTTGACGCACCCCTCAAACGGGGGGTGAAAATCGTGGCCGATGATGTCCGCTTTGACAACGAGGTGCGAGCTATTCTCGATAGGGGCGGAATCATCGTTCACATTGAGCGCGATGGCGCGGGTGCCAAAGGTGCTGCCGCCCGGCATGCGAGCGAGACGCAAAACCTTTTCCGCACTCTCGCAATCCACAATGACAAGGGGCCGGATCAGCTGTTGCCAAAGCTGATTTCCGAGTGGCCAAAGTATGGAACATGACACAACAACAGATCAGCCGGCGTTCTTATCACGCAACTCTGTTACGGCTGGCGAAGAAAATGCAGTTTATCGTGAGTGTGGCGAGTGGGATAACTACGAACGAGGCAACATCTTAGATAGAAACGGCCGCTACAAGGTTCCAATCGCTGCGGAAACGGGCAAAGAGTGTATGTGCCCAACATGCATGCGCCCTTGGCCTGAGGCGCCTGATGTCAAGCTTGCTGCTGAAGATAACTTTCTTTGGGTTGAGGGCAAGGTTGTTCCAATTAAATGGAAATCCTCGCTCGCAACTGCGGAAGTTTTACTTGAGAGTTTCGGCCGCTTCTTGTCCCGCGACAAAATACGCGAGTTAGCTTTCAGCGATGTGCCAGATTGTGATGTGCCAGATTTGGCGGCGCTCACGAAGGCCCTGTGCTACTTGAGGGGTAGGCTAGAGGGCACGAATGTTTGCGTGCAAAACAAGCCAGGCCATGGCTACAGATTAACAACAGTGGATATTGCAAATGCTTTTGATAAAAGAGAGCGAGACGCGCGCCGCACCCCTCGTGCCAAGCGCACCAAAAGAGATGGCCCAGCTTTCAGCTGAGCGCAAGCAGGCGGAATTGGTTCTAAACACGGCTAAAGAGCGCTTAGCCGAAGTGAACACGGAAATCGCAGAGCGCTTGGCTGATGTCGTGAAGATGCAGCGCCAGGGCAACAACAAGCCAGATGGCTCCGTTTCTTTCACGCACGGCGGCGTGCGTATCAAGGCTACGCGAACACCGCGCGTCAGCTGGGATCAGAACGTTATGCGCGATGGTGTCAAGCAGCTGCAGGACATGGGCGAAGATGTCAACGAGTACGTTGACACAAAGCTATCAATCACCGAACGCCGCTGGAAAGCATGGCCTGAAGGCGTGCGCAAAATTTTCGACGGTGCGCGTGAGGTGAAGTTGAGTGACGAGAAATTTGAGTTTGTAGAAAGCGACAAATAATTCAAGCGCACTTCAGCTTTAGCGAAAAACTACAAGGCAAAACATAATGGCATTCGATTTTAACTCACTCATTCAGGTGGGTAAACCTGTTCCGCCCATCACATGGCTTTATGGCGTTGGCGGCGTGGGCAAAACCACATTCACTAGCTTCGCCCCCGCTCCTGTTTATCTCATGACAGAGAACGGCCTAACCTCGCGCCGCATGCAGAAGTTTCCCTTTCTTGCCGCGCCAGGCAAGAAGCTTGTCGAGAACTACAACGAAATGATGTTCTGGCTCGAAAAGCTGCGCGAAGAAAACCACGCCTTCGAAACCGTCGTCATCGACAGCCTTGACGCCTTCGAGCCGCTGGTTTTGGCAAAAGTGTGCGCGGATAACGGCTGGCGTTCAATTGAGCAGCCGGGCTATGGCAAAGGCTACATTGAGGCCGATGCAAAATGGCTCGATTTCATCCGCGCTGTTCAGCGTCTAAGGGACGAAAAACAGATGATGGTGTTCATGATTGGGCACGTCAAACAGGACAACATCAGCCCGCCAGACACTGAGCCTTATTCGCAATATGCACCCAATCTGCACAAGCGAGCGGCTGCGTTAATCAATCACGAGGTTGACAACACGCTATTTGCAAACCGGCCGGTGAAGATCATTCGCGATCAAGGCAAGTTCAATCAAGAGAGCAAGCGGGCAGTGCAGGATGAGGCACCGCGGCTTTACACCCGCCAAGAGGGTGGCTGGATTGCCAAAAACCGCTACGACATGCCGGCGTGGATGCCCTTGCAATGGGATGCGTTTGCAGAGCATGTCCCCTTCCTGGCGGATCAGGCCGGAACAACCGAAGCAACGCTAACGCAAGCTGAAAACGCTGCCGTTTAAACGGCAGCCCTAGAGATTTGATCAGAGCAACAGAGAGAAAACATGCAACAACTTGGCTTCACAATTGGCAACCCGCAAGAAGTTTTGGACGCGGGGCGAAAAGTCGCCGAAAATATCGATACGATGAAAACGCCAATTCCTGCGGGCGAATATGTTATCGCGCTGCATAAGTGGGAGAGCAAAAGCCAATCCTTTGCACGCGGCGGGAGCGGCATCATGGTTAAGATGCAGTTCAAGGTGACCGAAGGCGAGCACGCTGGCCGGATCATCTTCAAGGACGTTTGCGCAAAGCACACCGGCTCTCGCAAAGCTGAAGAAATTGCGCAAGCTGAGCTTGTCGCACTTATGAACGCGTGCGGCTCGACACGCACGGACACGCTTGATCCCTGTGTGCAGGTTCCCGTTCGGGCGCTCGTTGACATTGAAGGGCCGCGCAAGGGCAGCAACGGGCAAGAATATCCGGCACGCAATGAAATCAAGCCGCTGCAATATTTCCGCATTGAAGCGCCTGCTGCCCCATATCAACAGCAGGCCGCTCAGCCATCGTATCAACCGGCACCGCAACCGGCAGCGCCACAGCCCGCGCCATCATACACGCCAGCTCCAGCACCTGCGGCAAACGTTGCGGCCGCTCAGCAGGCCGCTGCAGCACCGAATAAGCCAGCATGGATGACGGGCAGCTAACCCGCAAAAAATGCACGAGCTGCGGTGAGGTGAAGCCGATCACAGAGTTCCACAGGAGCTCTGGAGCAAAAGGCGGCTATCGCAGCTCGTGCAAGCAATGTTGCAGCAACGCCCGGCGCGCACGTAGGGCGTCGGTTCCGTCTCGGCGTGTTGTGGAAATGCTTTGTGATGCGCGCAAGAGGGCTAGAGACAAGAAAATGCAGTTCACAATCAGCGCCGAGTGGGCACTGTCCTATGTTCAGAATGGATCGTGTCCATACACCGGCAAGCCGTTTTTAATAGCGTCACCGCCAGAGGGGATGCAGGCGCATCCTGAAGTGCCCTCATTGGACAGGCGAAGCTCTGCGTTTGGCTACACAAAGCGCAATACAGAAGTTGTTAGTTCATGGGCAAATAAGGCCAAGGCCGAACTGAGCGAGGCGGAATTTATTGAGCGCTGCTGTGCAGTTGCAGCCAAGCGCGGAGGGATGATTTATGGAAGCGAACGCAAGCGGCCGTGAGCGAGGGCGCCAGCTCGTTGCGGACATCTACAAGGCATATGAAGCGGACGCAGATGAGCGACAGAGCCGGCGAATTGGCTACAGCTGGATTGGTGGCGAGTGTGAGCGCGAGTTGTACTATAAGTGGCGCTGGGTTTCGCCGCCGAAAAAGTTCGAAGGCCGTATGCTGCGCCTATTTGAAACGGGCGATCTTGAGGAAGCTCGTTTTGTGAGTGATCTTAGGCGAGTTGGGGCGGAGGTTTGGGATCGCAACCCGGAGAATGCTTCAGAGCAGATTAGTGCGAAGGAGCTAAACGGCATTCAATTTGGTTTTTTGGATAGCGTTTGCGGCAATGTCCCCCACGCAACAGAGGATTTCCTTGCTGTAGAGTACAAAACGCATTCTGAAAAGAGCTTCGCAAAACTGGAGAAGGAAGGCGTTGCGCGAGCGAAGCCAGAGCATTATGCGCAAATGCAAGGATACATGCGCGAGAAGGGGATGAAAGAAGCCCTGTATTTTGCAAAAAACAAAAACACTGACGCGCTGTACGCAGAATTTGTCCCATTTAATGAGTTGTACGCAGAGCGGTTGCTAGACAAGGCAAAACGTCTCATTGATGCGCATAGCCCGCCACCGCGCATTCACAATGATCCTGGCTATTTTAAGTGCCGAATGTGCGATCACGCCGCAGTTTGCTATAAGGGGATGCAGCCGCTCCGCAATTGCAGGACATGCATGTTTGCCGCCCCATCGCGTGACGAAATCTGGACGTGTGGCAAAGACAATGGCCGCGAACTGGACAGCAAGGCGCAAGAGGCGGGGTGTGAGCGGCATCGTTTCCTGCCGGGCTTTATCCCCATGAACCAGGTTGATGTGCGTGGTGATGACGTTGTGTACAAAGATGCAAACGGCGTTGAGTTTATCGACAACGGAAAAGAAGTTAGCAAGGTGGAAGGTTAGAACATGAGCAAAGAAATCGCGAAATATGCACCGGAGATGGACGTTTTGCGCAGCTTGAAAATCGTGCACATCCCAGACGTAATGATTGAGCGCAAACTGCCCTGGCGCCTATTCCCCTGGACGCGATACACACGCATTCAGCAGAGGTTCGCAGGGCGTGTCGGCGATGTTCTCATGTGTACGCCCGATTTCATCCGCGCAGTGAAGAGCGAAAGCCACCTGCTGCAAGATCGCTATTGGTTTGGCGTTCCTGAGATGCAACAGCCGCGCCAAGAGACGGCAGAAGAGCGGCGCGAGCGTTTGAAGCGCGAAAACCGCGGCAGCCAGCAGGGCGGCAACGGCAAGGGCCGGCTGCCGGGCTAA